TTAGCTGTAAATCGACCATTTTAAGCTTCTTATCTATTTTAGCTACCCTGGCATCTAGGGCTGTTTTAAGCATTTGTCCAGCTACTTCAAATACTCTAGAAGAGTATCTGCTTTCTACGTTCATACCTAAGTCCATTAAATCTTCATATGCGTCAATGGCTTTGGAACTAATGTCATTTACCTCTGTATCAGACATATCTCCTAATCCTTTTACTTGAGGTAAAGCGGCTGTTATTTTATCTAATTCTGCTATATCTCTTTTAGTAGATTCGTGATCTTCAATTTTTACTTTTTTAACGTCAGCTTTATCTTCTTTAGCTTTTTCTTCATCTACTATGGATTGAGATTCAGGTAAGTTTAGTAATTCTTCTAATTTTTTGGTCATAATTATATGCTACTATATTTATTTAGAATCTTAACCACGTCTTCCAGTATGGAAAAGATCTTTTTCATTAACAACTCTAAATCTAAAACCTTTGTTTTTACACCACGCTATAGCAGAATTCCATTTGGCTTGATTGACTACATAGTGTATTTTGTTAGCTCTGCTTTCACCTAAACTTTCTTTTTTAGTTTGATTTTCAGGTTTAATTTCTACAACTTCTGCGTGGTTTTTTCCTTTTTTATCTGTGTATGCTATAAAGAAATCAGGAACATAAATTGAAAATTTTCCTGTGAAAGGATGTTTGTAAGGAATTTTAATTGCTTCATTGGCCCATTTACTAATGCTAGGACTTTCATCACAAAATCTCATGAAAGCGAATTCCCAACTTGATCTATATAAAGGAGATCTATTACCTATGTATTTGCCAGGATTCTTAGGAGTGAATTTGCCATTTAGATACCGCTTCATGGACTACACCACTATATTTCTTTTTTGAGTGGCCTCATTTGTATCGGCTATTTTATAACCTAAAGAAGAAATTTTTGATCTATTATGATTTAATACTTCAGTCACCATGTAACTTAATTTAGCTGTTTCTAATCCTCCTAATGTATCAATTAGTTGGAATACATTTACATTATCTATTTTTGCTTGTTGTAATAAAATAGTGGCTGTACTTATACTAGCAATTTTATCAAATCCTCTTTTTTCAAAAAACCCAACAACAGCATCTACTTGATTAGTAGGAAATGTTATAGTGTCTGTAAAAAATTGATTAAAAAATTCTTTTACTTGAGTTTCCGAATTATTATCTGTTGTGCTTGGTGTGTTTTGTGACATATTATCTTTTTAATCCTCTAAATGCTTTAATCATTCCACCTTTAATGTTTGAAGTTGTTCTACCAATAACAGTATTAGCAACACCATAAGAAGAATCTGCTGTTCCACCTATTTTACCTATTGCTCCTGTTAGTATATTAAAACCTTCTTGTACTAGTCCACCTTTACTTAATTTTTTAGCATTTTTAATTCTATTAGCAGTTCTTATAATAGATCCTAAAGTCATTTTACCGCCACCTGAACCTAATTGGCTACCTATGTATGTATTAGGACCCGAACCATCATTAAATAATCCACTTAATATTCCACCTTGACCAAATACACTTGTAGTTCCACCACCACTTAAAGAATTAGGACTAGGAGTTTTATCATAATGTTCTAAAGCAAATCCTTTAGGTGCACTACCTTGAACTACTCTACCTCTACTATAAAATACACTTTCATATTCAATAGTCATTTGATTTGTTAATGGACCAGTTTCTTCATTTTGTAATGAGTCATGTGTCCAACCAGAAATTATAGGATTAACTATTGTAAAACAAGTAAATGTTTTTCTAGCCATTTGATAAATTTGAATGCTATGAAAAAATGGCTGGAAAGATCCTGCGTCTAAACCAAATCTCCATTTGTTATGAGCAGATGACAAGTAAGTATTTCCTCTATTAAATGGACCACCTGTCCATCTATTAAATTGTTTAGGCACACCTGAGTCAGGATGTCCTGCTGTATTAAGGGCTCCATAGTTTCCATCTTTAAAATAATATCTGTAATATGATTCCCATAATGCTGTTGTTACACCATAATTGTCATCATGGAATACAATGTTTACAGGATCATATTGAATTTTTTTATGAATTTTTCTTTTTTTATTATATGCAAAAACTGTATCTGTATCAATAGAATATTTAGGTAATTCAACACCTTTTACTAGCATATTCAATTCTGTTCCGTGTTTAGATATTCCTGGAATAGATTGAGTTACTGCTTGATTTAGATTAAATGTTACGTGATATAAAAATTTTACTTTAGGTGCAAGTCTAAAACTATCATCAACATATAGTCTAGCCGCATGAGCGAAATCACCAAGATTACCTTTAGGTGATAGAACACCACTTTTTAAATTATCCAAAAATCCATTTAATAAATTTGCCATATACAGTATTTATCGAGTAGAAAAACAGGGCAGAGAATAAAAAAGGCGCCATAGCGCCTCCTCTATTAGTGGAATTTTAAATTTTGTTATTATGCACCGCCACCAGTGATTAAAGTATTAACTGTTCTGCCCACTGACGTACCTACTCCTGTACCTTGTGGTGTTTGTATAGCATTATCATAATGCATTACTAACGTAACAGTTACTGGTTCACTAGAGTTGTATGCTAAAGTATTATAGTTTGCTGATTGAACATAGCAACCATATAATTCATATGTTTCTAAAATATTAACTACATTGGCACCATTTGCACCATCAGTTACTTCTATTCTAGTTACAAATTTGTAATCTGCACCTGAAGCCGCCGCAGATTGTTCAAAGAAATCAAATTGTTTCTGTAGTTGTTCTCCAACTAATTTTTGAACATTATTTGCAACATCTTCTCTTAATGTTAAAGTGATTGGTTCCCAAGTATGTTTACCTGCTAAAAATACTTTAGAATTGTAAACATCTATTGTTGTGTTTTCAAAACTTAAATTAGGTCTTGTAACATCAACAACTTGTTTTGTTAGTTCAGTTGTAGGAGTTGATACACCAAAGTTTTCTAATGATACTCTAAAACGATATTGTAGTTTAGGCATCAATAGACCTTGATTACTAGCTGATTGGCTAGAATTCAATGGTACTGTAATCTTTGATAGTGTCGATATACTCATTTGTTTCTCCTATAGTATTTATCTTATTATAAACCTGCTATTTCACCAGTGTTTTTAAGTCTTAATGGAATGTATATAAATTCCACTGCTTTAACTGGTTCAATTGCTATGTCTAAATAAAGTTCGTTTCTGTCTATTCTTGCAGGTGTGTTATTTGATTCATCACACACTACCAAGAAGTCGTATAATGCTCTATTACCTACTAATTCAAGTAATAAGCTATCTGCTTGAGCTTTAATTTCATCTCTTGTAATTTTATCATTAGGTTCAAATACAAAAGGTCTAGCCAATTTGTTTAATTGACTTCTAATGTAAATTACTAATCTTGATACATTAATTCTGTCTAAAGATGAAGATCCACCCGATCTAGTTTTTTGTCCATAGTTAACTAAACCTGCACCTGTTATGAAAGTAATTGGATTAACTTTATTAGTGTATAAAGTATCTCTTTGACCTTCATTTAATGCTGACGCAGTAAATTCACCTTCGCTACTAATGTAACCAGTTGAAGTAGCGTTTGTAATAGTACCTCGTCTAGTTCCTGCTGGAGCAAACCAAGGATAAGAAACTTGATCGCTTAAAGCAATCGTTCTAAGCATCATGTGACTTGCTGGAACAGTTACATTTTTACCGAAGTTATCGCTTGTATATCCTGATGGATAAAATACTCCAAGATATTCATTTGAAGTTACAAGTCCTTTGTCGTTATCTTCAACTGCTGAATTAACGTTCGTTGCCCAATCACTTAATGATGTTGAATCTGAAGATAATCTAAATGGAGCATCACCAACTATAAATGCTGATAATCCTCTGTCAGTGTTTAAGCTAACTAGTTCTCCAATTAGTTCTGAATAACCAGGAGCCGCAACTAAATTAAATATTCTAGATTCATCATCTCTAATATCTTGATTAGAATTAACTAATGCTTGTAAAGATTGTACAACAACTTTTCTTTGTGATTTT